TACCAGAAGTAGCACCACCTGCCATACCAGAAGTACCACTTGTAGTAATTCCCTCAATATCTCCTGCTTCTGCCCCTATCCAAGCAGATCCATTCCATGCTTTAAGTAACTGAGCTGATGTGTCATAAAAAATAGTTCCTGTAGCTTTATTTGTCAAAGCTGAGTTAGCTGCTGACTCTGAGGCATAAATAAAGACTATTGAATCCTGAATATCTTGAAACCTAGCTTCTGTTACTAGATCTCCTGTTGTCCAATCAAACCATGCACCTGCTGCCATGTATTTTCTCCTTAATTCTTTCTAAGTATAACTTATGTTAGTATCAATTCCTAGTTTTGATACACCTAGTATCCAAGCACCTGTTTCAGCAGGGGATAACCCTATCTGCCAATTCCAAGTCTTGTTTCTAGCATCTACTGTGTGTTTAATTCTTTCAATAAACAGTTCATAGGTTTCTGTTGTAGATGCTGTAGTAGTAACACTTGCCTGAACAAAGCTACCTAAATCTAATCCTAGTGCCTTAGCCCATAAATTAACATTTTCTCTAGGAGCAAAAGATAAAGCCTCTATCTGTGTTTGTGGTATGTCATTAGCTACAGTTATCTGCTCAGCAATAGATAAGACATCAGAATCCTGTGTATTTAAAGTGCCTGACTGTACTAAAACATTAGAGCCAAATCTATCTACTGAGTCTGCACTTACTGCAATCTGTGTTGTTCCACCTGATCTTGTTCTCTGTACTGTGTTTACAATCTTTTCATCATCATAAGAGCTTTTTATATCTACATAGTTTAGCTCTCCTACACCCTGCCCAAAATTAGCCTCTGGTGTAGTTGTATTAGCCAATCTATAGTTTCTATCTCTAAAAGTTGCATCTCCATTAGCAGCAATAAAGAATGTGCCATTCTCTGCTAGTGCTACAGCTCTAAGTGCAGCTAAAACAGTATCTGTTTCTGGCTGTACTTGCACTTGTAATTGTCCTGTAGATATTGCCTGATTTGTATAACCAAAGCTATCAAGTATGTTTTTAGCTCTTACAGAGCTTAATTCTTGTGCTTGTGTAAGTGTAAGCCTAGTATTTGTACCTAGTTTAGAGATACCTAACTGCCATCCAAAGCCATTTAAAGTAGCATTATTAAACAGTTTAAAAACATCTACACATTGTAATTTAGTTTCTGAATCAGATCCTTGTGCAGGATAATTAACAGGAAAGCTCTCAACAAAACCATGAAAAAGAGTATATGTAGAGCCACCATAAGCAGCTTTAATCCTTATTCTTTTTAATGGTTGTATTTTTGATCTGTTATTTGTTGCATCATAATAATGTGTTGTTTGATTAGGGCTAAACCTGTTATCTGAATTATCTAAAACAACAGTTACAGAAGCAGGATTAAAGTCTGAAAGGTTAGTTGCCCTACCTCTGTTAATGCTAAATCTTCTTAAGTAAGTTGAAACATCAGTAAAAGTTTGTGAACTATCTAGTGGATTAGAATCAAAAGCAATCTCTACTGTTAAATCAACATTAGAATCAAAAGGAACACTCATTATCTAATTGCATAACCTTTTTTGGCTAATCTTTCTTGTGTAACTTGTAAGAAGTCCTCAGCATTATCAGAAAGCTCCACTTTAACACTTACTTCCTGTTGTGCTTGTCCACCACTAGGAGCAGACACAGAAGCCTGATCACTAACAACAGGAGCTGTTACAGGTGTTGGTGGTAATAAAGGAGCAGCAGTCATTTCTTCTCTAGGTGTTGTTGGAAATTGTAATTCTATAGGAGCTGTTTCTATAGCTCTAAATCTTCTATAAATATCTAGTTGTTTATTTAAGCTATTTGATAAATCATCTGTTTTTTTCTTAGATTCTGTTGATAAATCTATAGATTCAACCAGAGCAAGATTTCTCTGCTTAATTGCAGCATTTTGATTTTGTATGCTAACTTCTAAATTTTGTTCTGCAAGATCTAATCTTTCTCTGGCAAGAGTTAATCTATCTGAATCATTTTTTAATTCAAACTCTGCCTCAGCTAATTCTGCTTGTGCTAGTGCTAAATCTAGTGCAACATCTTTTCCTGATTCTTGAGCTTGTGTAAGTAGTGCAATTTGTGTCTGTAATTCAGCTTTTCTAATTGCTGCCTCTGCATCCCTAACATTTTCTTGAATTTGCAATTCTTGTAATTCTTTAGCTGCTTGATTCCTATTGCTTGTAGCTTGTGCAACATCATCATTAGCTGAACTGACTAATTTAAGTAATTTACTTCTATCAGTTTCTAATTGTATATTGGTAAGTAACAAAGAGTTTTGCTCTCCAAATATTGGATTTAAAAATTTGTCTATAGTATCAGCAACTTTTTTAAATTGTACTTGTTGTTTTAAGGAGCTTTGTCTTGACTTTTCTTGCTCTTTACTTAAAAAAGCTGTTTGTATAGCTGATAAATTGGCTTTATCTATGTATCTATCTTGTACAATTTGATTTTCTCTATAAATATCTGCCCATTGTTCAAAAGTTTTAGTGTTTCTCATTAAAAGTATGTCAACAAAAGACATTTCCTCTTTAAATTGCCTAACACCAAGAGTTAAATCTGATATGTTTTTAGCAAATCCTCCAAAGCCTTTTATTAATGCAGGAGCTACTTCAAAAGCAAACTCTCTCATTATTGGTAACAACTCAGCTGCTACAGGTATTAACTCTGCACCAATTTCCTCTTTTAATTGTCTAAGTTCTGCATTTAATGCTCTTGATTGGTTAGCAAAGCTTCCCATTGTTCTATCAAGATCTCCAATTTGTACTGCTGCTTTTTCTTGAATAAGAGCAAGTGTAGCTAAAGCCTTTTCCTGCCTGTTAAGTGAATCTGCACTATCTTTTCCTGTTTGTTCAAAAGCCTTAGTTTGTACATCTGCTTCTGTAATAGCAATACCATAAGTTTTTAGAGCTTCCCTCTCCCCTACTAATGCTGATCTAAAAGCTTGTAATACAGGCTCTGCACCTGCTGATATGTTGGAAAAAGAAGCAACATCTGCTGCAATCTTTGTAAGTTCAATAGATAAATCTGCAGAGGCTTCTTGTGTAAATCCAATACCCTGTGCAACTGCACCTAATACAGATTGAAGTTGTTGTGCCTCTCCTACAGTCAAACCTGCTTTATTAGCAAACTCTTCTAAAAATTGTGTTGCTCTTTGTGCTGCTGTGCCAAAAGTAGTATCAAAAGCAGCTCCTGCCTCTTCTGCATCAACTGCAGCATTTAAAGCAGATTTTGAAAAATCAACAAGAGATTTAGCAGCAAGAACAGAAGCACCTACAATAGCTCCTTTAGTCAAACCAGACATACCTGCAGCAAACTCTGCATTTTTCTTTGTGGAGTTTTTAATGTTAGAATCTAAATCTTTAGTTGATTTAGAAACTTTATCTAATCCCTGTGATGTTTTATTTGCTCCTGTAAGCTTTAAAAACATTTCTAAAGTGGCTCTTGCCATCTTTTTATCTCCTCAATTTAGATTGAGCTTTAGCTTCTGTTATAGCTTTCTGCTCTTTTTTATTCTTATCTATGTAGTATAACTTCCAAGACTCAAACTCTTGCATACTCATTGACTTTCTAAGAGTATCAACAGTCATGCCTAAGTCCAAAGCTAACCTAAATTCAAAAGCTAGTTCCCTATTGTTCTGGAAACTGATCAGCTATATTAGCTTGATCCTCCTTAGTCCAAGCCATGCATCTATAAATCCCTATAAGGATTTTATCAACTATTGATGGTGTAGCTTTAGAGTAAAATTGCTCTACCTGTTCTAATGAGTCAAACTCTGGATCTTTAAGTCCTTTTAATAATAGGTATTTTTCAAATAAGACTTCATCTCTTACAGTATCCTTTTCAGAAAGTTCATTTATTTCTACAGTATCAGCTTTAGTTAAGCCTGTAACAATAACTGTTGCATCCCATTCAGGGATTTCTATTTCTTTAGTAGGAAGTGCAGGGGCATTAGATATATCATCTAGTTTAAGCCTCTTCATGATAACCTCTTTTCTGTTGTGAATTACTTAAGTTTTATTTTAAGCAGTTCCCTCAGTTACATCTCCAGAAACTTGAAAAGCAGCTGTA